TTAACAGAAATGTACCTAGACAAGGGAACATATACCAAGAGCTTTTATACTGTCATGCACCAGCCATCCAGTGTCAAAGTTGGCATGATGGGTGAAGCTCATAAGAGATTACATCACCGTATTGATTGGGATTGTACCGTCCCCTGCATAATCGGCGAGGAATGGAAGAAATGACCGAAAATACTGCGGAATCCCTGCAAAACAAGCCACGCGGCAAGGCGTTCGCTAAAGGATTTGACCCGCGCCGCAATATAAAGGGCGTGCCGAAAGATACCCTTTTGATGCGGAAACACATGCGCCTGATAGCCGCTGAATTGATAGGCAAGGACGATTCAGAGATGACCCGCTTGGACGCCATGCTTCGCCAGTTGTGGACATCCCGCAACCCCGCCCATAATAAGCTGGCCTTGCAGGTACTTGACCCGAAGTTACTGACGGAACACTCCGACATAACCAGCGACGGGAAGGCGATAGGCTGGGCGCAGTTTATCGAACAGGATACCAATGACAAGCCCGCGAAAGATAGCGCAGAGTCCTAGCGACTTTGCGCGTGTATTCCTTCGGATACTGGACAAGGATAAAAGCCTAATCCCCTTCCGATGGAATAAAGCCCAGGCACATTTTCACGCGAACCGTACAGGTAGAGACCTCATCCTAAAGGCGCGGCAACTTGGGTTTTCCACATACGTACAAGGCGAAATGTTCCGCCGTACCGTCACCAGCACGCAGACCACAATCACGCTGGCGCATGATGCAGAAACTACACAGAAACTTAGACGCATGGCGGATCGGTTTTATGAGCATTGTAAATTTGGGAGCATTCAGCCGCAACGGAAATACGCTAATGCAACCCTCGCCACATATCCCGAATTTGACTCAACTGCCACGATCGCAACGGCTGGCAATCTGGAAACAGGTCGCGGTGACACATATACTGAGCTACACGGGTCAGAGGTTGCATTCTGGAAAGATGCCGAACGGATTGTAGCGGGCGCGATGCAAGGCGGAAGCCCACAGGTAACACTGGAATCCACCCCGAACGGCGCACAGGGATTCTTTTATGATAAGTGCATGGAGTCGTTAGGCGGCGATAGTGTATGGAGATTGCACTTTTATCCTTGGTGGTGGGATGAAAACTACCGCATTGACGCAAAGTCTATCCAGTACACCGACGAAGAAACCGCCCTAGTCAAGAAGCACGGATTAGATGCTAGTCAAATACAATGGCGACGTGAGAAGGTAAGAGAATTAGGACGGTTATTTATTCAGGAATATCCCGAAGATGTGGTGAGTTGTTTCCTCACATCGGGCAATAGTTATTTTGGTGATTTGTCGGGAGTATTTACTGCCCCCGCTGGTGCTGAGTATATCGAGGGGCATGAGTACATAGCGGGTTTGGACTTTGGACAGACAGACTTTACCGCCATGCCCGTATTTGATAAGACCACCCGCCAACAGGTAGATTTATTACATATCAACAAAACGGAATGGTCAGAACAGCGCAACCGTATAAAGCAGATGTGCGAAAAGTGGCACCTGGAATCCATCCTCGCAGAGCGTAACAGTATCGGCGCTGTGAATATCGAAGCATTACGGGACATCGGAGTTTACGCCCAACCTTTCGACACCACGAACGAAAGCAAGGCGGGTATTATGTCCAATATGCATGAGCTATTACATCAAGGCTGGAAGCTATTAGACATTCCAGTACAAAAGCACGAGTTCAACACGTTTGTATCTTCACAGTTACCCAGTGGCGCGTGGAGACTGGCGGCAGAGGGTGACGGGCATGACGATATTGTAATGGCGTGCGGAATAGCGTTATGGCAAATAAGCATACCAGACGTAAGCAAGCTAATCGATTTTATATGAGGTAAAAAATGGCACTATTCGGACTTGTATCACAATCGGAACACAAAAAACTCTTGAAAGAAATCGAGTCGCTAAAAGCCACGATGCCGACTTTTGAGCGGTGGCAATTGGACACAGCGGAGGCCGAAAAGTTCAACCTCCCCGACCCGTCTGTATATGGCAATCAAGCCGACCTATATAGGAAGCTGTCATGGGTGATGCTGGCTGTTGACCTTGTGGCCTCCGCTGGTGCGCTTACCCCGTTTGATGTGTTACGGGTAATCTCTGAGAAAGAGCCGAAAGACATCCCCAACCACGAATTTGAGTTGTTGTTATCAAGACCTAATGACATGGATTCGCGGTATGAATTCCTGTATGCTACTATCGCCTTTTTCAAACTTACAGGAAACGCTTACTGGTGGCTGAACAAAAAAGACGAATATAGCAAGCCTGATGAAATGTGGTTTATCCCATCGCAAATGATAACCCCCGTCCCTGATGAAAAGATGTACCTAAAAGGGTACATCTATTACCCAGGAAACGGGCGTGAAATCTTTTTAGAGCCGCATGAGATTGTTCACTTTAAACGATTTAATCCGTTTTCAAGGTTTATTGGACTTTCAGCCATTGAGTCAATCGCCTTAGTCGCTCAGGGTGATTTAGGTATGCAGGATTGGAATACAAGGTTGTTCAAAGAGAATAACGCCCGACTCCCTGGTATCCTGACATTTGAACAGATGGTAGCCGACCCGACATGGAATAAAATAAAAGAGGATACCCGCGAGGCGTCAAAGTCTAGGGAGCTTCTCATGCTTCGGGGGGTGGGTCAAGGCGGCGTCCAGTGGTTACAGAATTCTGTATCTCAGCGTGAGATGGAATTCCTCGCAGGACGTAGGGCGAACAAGGAAGAAATAATGACGGCGATTGCTAAGGGCAGTTATACGATGCTGTCAGAGAACGCCACACAGGCCAACTCAGTTGTTGGCCGTGCTTCGTTCAATGAATTGGAGGTCTACCCAACCCATGTAATGATGGCCGAAAAGATAACCAACTCAATCCTTCCTTTGTACGGAGGCCGTCAACTTATCGGTAGATTTGAAGATATTAGAGTTACGGATAAAGACTTAGAGATGCGCGAGCAAGAGGCATTTGAGCGCACCCACACGGTAAAAGAAGTCCGAGAGGAATACTACGGCGATGACCCGTTAGGCGATGAGCGTGACGATTTGTTACCATCGCAGATTACACAGACAAGCGGACAATCTATCATTTTTGAATAATCAACATCGTTCATATCATCTTCGTAGGCGTACCGCAGTCCGCCGTCTATCAGGTGATTATTTTTATCCACTGGTATCTTTAGGTTATTACCGCCTGCGTCTTTCTTCCAGTGGTACTGTTGCAGTTCGTTTATCAGATTGACGCACGTTCTATCTACTATGATGGTCTGCTGTTTCAACCAGTCAACTCCAAAGTTTACCGAGTCCTTACCCTTCTTTGCACCTACCGCAGATACGCCGTGATTATTCAATTCCTGAATACTCTTAGGCTCTGCGCTGTCACAGATAATTCGCTCATCGCCTATCATTTCCTTTACGCGCTCGGCTAGTACGTCATTGGTAAGTCCTGTCTCGTATAGCTCTTTATAAAAGTAAATCGTCTTACGCATCTTGTCATAATGACTCACGCCCACAGCGGCGGGGTCACTGGAAAAACCGAAGTCTAAGCCATTGCGCCTGTTGGTAAACTGGTCGTGCATCTGTGATAAATCATCTACCTTCCAATTGGTGAAGATTACATCACCCAGTACGCCCCAATTACCCAGCGTGTACACCTGATAATAATAACTGTCGGTCTCTTGCTCTAATCCTTTGCGGTCGTCACTGGTCAGGAATTTGTTATCAAGGTGCGTAGTCTTTAGGATGGATAATTCAGGAGTCTTATATTTCTTCTGCTCATCCATCCAGCCTATACCGCTAAAGTACGTCTGATAAATCCAGTGTTGCTGTAATATCGGGTTGAATGTCAGGTGTAGGCGTTTGGGCGTCTTTGGATTTCCACCGCGCTGGCGTTTCAATAACTGCTTGATTGAATCCTGCGCGGTCTCTGTCGCTTCCTCTACCCATACATCGGTAATTGCGCCCTGTGCGGGGGTGATGGACTTTAGCTTTTCCACATCATCCAGCCCGCTAAAGATAATCTGATACCCGTTGATACAGGTTATCGTACCGTCTGTTTTGTTGATACTAAAAAATTGTTGTAAGCCCCATTCGGTAATCACTCTGTTTATTTCCTGCGCTACCGAGCCGCGTATTGTGCGCCCTACCTGGCGACATATCAACCAGTTCCGCCCGCCCGTCCTCGTGGCGTCCAGCGTATCTATCACCGCTTGCTGTGCCTTGAATTTGCTCTTACCAGACGACGAGCCACCATAAAGAATTTGCACCCTCGCCATGTTCTTGAATTGGGGAAGGTACACATCATTCATAACCGACGGGTCAATCTCAATCGTCGGGGATGTCATCGAATCCTTTTATGCCGATCTGTATCGCCTTCCCGTCGCTGGTTATGTCGGAGTGTTCCGTTAGTAACTTCGGGTCAAGCACCTGCAAGGCCAGCTTATTATGGGCGGGGTTGCGGGATGTCCACAACTGTCTAAGCATGGCCTCGAAGCGCGACATCTCCGCCTCTGTACCCTCTCCGATAATTTCAGCGGCAATCTTCCGCATCTTCTCACGGATAAGGGTCGTTTCTTTAGGCACTGACTTCATATTACGGCGCGGGTCATAGCCTTTGACGAACGGTTTTAGGTTCTGGTTATTTGCCATTTCTCACACGTTTCTCACAGGGTTAGAGCGAATCGGTCGGACTTGCGCCGCCAGTTTGTGCATTGGATTGCACCGCGTTATCTATTTCGCCTGATTCGCCTGTGGGTCTTTGCCCTTTGTACATGGTAGCACCCCGCGCCTTTATCTCTGAATAGGGCAATTCAGGGACGGTCAAGCGGGCGCGATATGCGGGGTCTATAAAATAAATATAGCGAAGTTGAAAGCCTTCAGCGAACTTAGCACCAGCGTCTAAATAAGGTTTTATTGACGCCTTCCCGTTATTCTTAAAAAGATGCTGGGGTTTTGTTATTGTGGTATGTGAAATTAATCTGCGCTGAACTTCCTTTTTTTCTTTTTCACCGCCTTTTTTACCTTGTGCGGCTAATGAAGGTAAAGCGCATGTATAACCATCTGGAAGTATCAAAATACTTTTGTTTTCAGTTATCCCCGTCAGCACAAAACCCGCCGCCCTGTAAATCGTACCGTCGCCGCATTGCGTACCATCGGCAAACGACACAACCCACTTGACCTGCGGG